TCGCCTTTCAGCGATTTTTGTACCTTCTCATCGTCGGCCTCCTTGTATCGTCTCAGATAATCCACCAAGTCACGCTCGGCGTCTTGGTATTCCTTGCGGTTGGTGATCTCGCAGGTCACGATCTGCCGTACCTTGTCGGGTAATTGAGTCAGTACCTTGGATTTTTCCCTCCGGAAGAAACAATGCTTCCAGAGCATGAAATTGAGCTCTTTCAAGTTCGAGGCCCCGTGCGGCCCGGAGCAATAGCGGTTCGTGAAATATTTCCAGCCTCCGAGATCGTTCATCCGGTCCATGATAGCGAGTTGGCATATAAGGTCGTTGGGCTTGTTTACGACAGGGGTACCGGTCAACAGGATGATCCACTCTTTCCCGGCGGTGATACCTTTGCAAAACTTGCTTTGTTGGGTAGCCGTTGATTTTACCTTATGGGATTCGTCAATGATCACGCTCTTGAACAACTTGATCGTATTATGGAACTCTACGTCTTTCAGCGTCCATTTCTCCGATTTGTTGATTCGGCGTACGAAATACTTCCGTAGGCTCTCGTAGTTCACGATGAACACATGGTTCATGCCCGTTTGCCAGAAGAATGGCCATGAGGTTCGTACCGAATCGGTCAATACCATGGCTTTCTTGTCCGTGAACTTGTGCCATTCACGTTGCCAGTTGATCTTGACCGTATTGGGGCAGATTACGAGACAGGGGAAAGCATCAGCTTTGTTGATGGTAGCGATGCTCTCTAATGTCTTGCCGAGGCCCATGTCGTCCCCATTGATAAACCGTTTTAGTTGTAAGCCTCGTGCGATCCCTTGCAGTTGATAGGGGTAAGGTTGTATCTTTAGGCCATGATCCTCGTCCAACTCGGGCATGTCCGGTATTTGATAGGCTATGTCCTCGTCGGTCTTAGACTCGTTCCCTCCCCAGTTGACGGGTTCGAAGTGCCTCACGTAATAGGTGAGCTGGTCTAGCTCCGCCTTGCACTTATTGTTGGCCGGGATCATCCACGCTCCGGTAGACTTGTCCCACCAGCGGACGCTGACGGCTGTCTTTAGCTTGTCAACGACCTGCTGGCGGTACCTGTCAAACCTTACCGCGTAGCATTGTCCCTTTTCCGTGTTTTGTAAAGTGATTTGCATAACGGTTGTTTTTATTATTAGTTAGGCGAACTCGTCGAAGGCTTTCACCTCCTCGGCGATCTCCTTGATCTGCTCTTTTTTCTTCCGTCCCCGTTTCTTTGGCTTCTCTTCCTTCTCGCCCGTGATATCCGATTCCTCCGGGGTATCGAAATCGAAGGATTCTTGCTTGATGCCATATTTACCTTCGAACAGGTAAGCGTCCACCTCGTAACTACATCTACCGATAGCCTCTTTCAACTCGGCTCCGTAAAGGTACCCGTCACCGGACTCGTCCTCATATTTGGTGAACGGGACGGAGAGGTTAAGGATCTGCCCGCTTTTCAGGAGCTTTTGCGCTTGGATTGATACGCCGGCTGATTCATCATTACCGCCTTTACTGTATCCGGTGACGATGATATTCTTTAGCTTCTCGTTCAAGTCATCGTCGGAGGGATTGGCGACATTGACCAATGTAGCCTCGTGCATCTCACAGATTTTCACTACGTGTGGCTTAAGCCGGTTCAACGCGTACAGTAGATCGGGGTGGATAAACTGCTCCGATTCCTTTAGGATGTTGTTCTTGTAGTTCGCTTCCACGAACTTTTCCGTATACTCCGCCGTGAGCTGGTTGTTCTTGATCTTCACTTTCTGGATCTCGTACACGGGTTGCTCTTTTACTAATTCTTCCATGCTCTTTTAAAATTTAGGATTGTTATAACTCTGAGGCGCTAAGGCCATTTCAGCTTTCACCTTGCTAATTATCGTGCGACACCATTCCAATTGGTGGGTCGCGGTACGGTTCAATCTATCACACCAGTCGACTAGGTATTGCTCATCCTTGCACAGGCTGTCGATGATAGCGTTTATGGCCTTTGAGGTCGCTCCGGCCCGTGAAGCGGTTTCCCGTAATGTGTCGAATACTTCCGATTTCTTTTTCCCGTTCAGGTGATATTTGGCATCGGCCAGCAGCTTCCCGGTTCGGGCGATATAGACGGCGAGGTCGTTCCCTCGCAGGACGGCTTCCTGTACCTCCTCGCTCATGGTAATGTTCAGGAAGGCATCTATGGCGGCCAGTTCCTCGGATATCTTGTCTGTCGGTGTGATATTGAGATTCATGATTTTTATTTTAAGATATAATCGTTGCCACACTTGCCGCAATGATATACGTTGAATGTATCTCCCGTATGCGTCTGTAATTTCTTTACGAGTACGGGAGCTCCGCATATAGGGCATTTCTTTGCCAGCCTGTACTTTAGCCAGCCGATTAGGATTAAAATTAGACTCTTCATACTATTAGCTTATTAGCATCCACCATTTAAAGGCTAGCTCTTCGTACTTTTCTTTGCCACGTTTATATAAAGTGTCATCTTTTTTTATTGTGGCTTTGAAAATTTGTTGATTCTTTTTGCTTATTGCAACAATAAAATCTTGTTTACTCCCAGCAATGTCCATATACCACGCTCTTGAGCGATCCCAGTCGAAAAAATCTATGGCTTCATTAAATTGTTTTTGAGAAGAAGCAAAAGTTGTTTTTAAATCTCCTCCAAACCCCATTGCTGAAAACCAGAAATCCCATTTGCAACGAGTGTCAAGTGTATATTCAAAATTGCCGTATTGGAATTTTTGATTTTTGTTTATCATAAATTTCTGTTTATCGGATTGTTCCAATGCATATTTAATGAGCGGATCCCGGCGGGCTTCCATACGGAGTGACTTGATCATGGCTTGT